TCTATACCTAGCACTGAGGGAAGTACTTAATCCCAATACGCCATACGATAAAATTTATGTTGTTCGTTCTCTTGTCCCAACTAGAGAAATCGGTTTCCTTCCTGGAGATCATGAAGATAAGTCAGCACTTTATCAAATTCCCTATAAGAATATGGTAAAGTTTATGTTTGAGATGCCTGACGATAATGCCTTTGAGATGCTATATAATAATCTAAGGGCTCAAGAAACTATCTCCTTCTGGAGCACTTCTTACATTCGTGGTGTAACCTTAGACAACTGCATCATCATCGTTGATGAGTTTGCTAACCTAAACTTCCATGAACTTGACTCAATGATTACCCGTGTGGGTCAAGATGCTAAGATTATTTTCTCTGGTGATATTACTCAGTCTGACCTTATTAAGCAGAATGAAAAGAATGGAGTCCTAGACTTCATGAAGATCTTAGAAACCATGGAAGAGTTTCGTTGTATTGAGTTTGGTGTTGATGACATTGTTCGTTCTGGACTTGTCCGTAGTTACATTATTAGTAAATTGAATTTAGGATTCTGATGTTTAATTTTGTTACCCTTCCTGTTCAACTAGAAGAACTGGAGTCGATTGATAAAGATGGTATGCGTTTCTACCCCATACCATCGGGGAAACAATATCCATCTATTACTACAGTAACTTCATTTAAGAAGGCTGCATTCTTTAAGGAGTGGAGACAAAAGGTTGGAGAGGAGGTAGCAAATCGTAAGACTGCTAGAGCAACAGGAAGAGGTACTGCTTTTCATAGTATTGTTGAATCATACCTAAAGAATGAATCACTAGAAGAGCATAAAAGTAAACCTCTTCCTTATACTTTATTCCAAGTTGCGAAACCTGTACTCAATAGAATTAGCAACATTCATGTTCTTGAAGGTGCTTTATATTCCGATTATCTAGGTGTAGCGGGACGAGTTGATTGTATTGCTGAGTTTGATGGTGAACTTGCTGTAATCGATTTCAAGACATCAGATAAAAATAAAAAAGAAGAGTGGATTGAAAACTATTTTGTCCAAGAAACTGCATACGCAGTTATGTTCTACGAACGAACTGGACTTATGCCTCAAAAGATCGTAACTATTATTGCAACCGAAGAAGGCGAATGCCAAGTGATAGTGAAGTACGATCTAGATTATTATTTTACATTATTAAAGGAGTACATAGATGCTTTTACTAGGAGTAGAATTAGTGAATGAGAAAGTAGAAGACTATAGCAACAAGTTTTTAACATCCTCAAAATTTACTGAAGAGATTGAGAGGATCGTGAAGGATAGTGATGGCCTTGTTAATTACATTGATGCTATAGTTGCATACTGTGACGATAAGCAAATTGAATTAGAGACTGTGCCTAAACTTTTGACGAAACCGTTGAAGGAAAAGATCAAGTATCAGGCACAGCAACTAAATCTAATGAAGCGAACTTCGAGAGGAATCTTACCGTTATGACAGGGTATGAAGTTTATAAAATGTATCTTGCATTAAAACTTCACTTCACCAAAGATGACTACGACTACTTCAAGTTCAACGGAAAAACTAGAGCAAGTGAGGAGTCATTCAACAAAAGGAATGACTCCTATTTTTTTAAGAAGTTGGCATCCAAGTATGACCGTGATAAGATACAGGAGTATTTCGTATCAAACTTTATTAGTGATACTAAAGGATACATCAAGGATATTATTCGCCCTAGTGGTGAAACTACTTACGCACAATGGAAAAAGAAACAAGAGAGTCTCCTATATATTTTTAGGGAAGAAATTGGTAGCCTATTAGACAATATTGAATCTCCCTATGAAGATAACTTTGACAATTTATTTGTTTGCTCAAAGGGTCGTCATCCCATCATTCTTACTTCTTATTTGAGGAAAGAGATTAGTGTAGAGACTTTAATTATTTTTGAGAAATGTTTGGGATATGTTAAAAGAATAGATAAAACATTAACAGATCCAGTTTGGAAAGACACAAAGACTCAAGTAATAAAGTATGCTCCCTTTCTAGCCATTGATTGTAAGAAATATAAGTCAATCGTTCTTAAGGTAATAAAAGAAAAGGTATGAGCTTTTTTAATTCAGAAATTGTTCAGGAACAATTACAATCCATCTACGACACATATGTAGAATTACTAGACAATTCAGATAGTCTAACCACGATGCCTAAGGAAGAGGCATTAAAACATGTAGAGAAAACTAAAAATCTTATAGAAAAACAGAAGATCTTCTACACAAGACTGCAATTATCTTCCTCAATGGATGAAGATGCAGCAGATATGAAACACAGAATTGATTTAATATCCAACATGTTTGGATATACCAATCTCAATGAGTCCTTGTCCTCCATGGAAAATTACCTGGATCGGGTCGCAGCGGACCTTGACAAGGACCCCTAAATAGGGTATGATATCATGGTCGGGTGAGGGGGGTCGCTCCCAACTTAATCCAACAAATACAACTAATACGGAGAATACAAATGTCTTTTGCTAGTCTTAAGAAGCAGTCAGGTTCGGTGTTTGAGAAACTGACTAAGGAAGTCGAAAAGATTTCCAATCCAGAGAGCAGTGGTGGTGCTGATGAACGCCTCTGGAAACCCGAGATGGATAAGTCGGGTAATGGTTATGCTGTAATTCGTTTCCTCCCTGCTCCTGAGGGTGAAGACATCCCCTGGGCGAAGGTTTGGAGTCATGCCTTCCAAGGTCCTGGTGGTTGGTATATTGAGAACAGTCTGACGACTCTCAATAAGAAAGATCCCGTTGGTGAAATGAATCGTCAACTGTGGAACAGTGGTAGTGATGCTGATAAGGAAATTGCTCGTAAGCAGAAGCGTAAACTCTCTTACTATGCTAACATCTATGTGGTAGAGGATCCTGCTCATCCTGAGAATGAGGGTAAGGTGTTCCTTTATAAGTTTGGTAAGAAGATCTTTGATAAGATCATGGCAGCAATGCAACCTGAGTTTAAGGATGAAACTCCTATCAATCCTTTTGACTTCTGGCAAGGTGCTGACTTCAAGGTGAAGATCCGCAAGGTGGATGGATACTGGAACTACGACAAGTCTGAGTTCTCTCGTCCTGGTACTCTTGGTAATCTCGATGATGATCAACTGGAGGCAATCTGGAAGCGTGAATACTCTCTGACTGAATTCACCAATGAGAATAACTTCAAGACTTTTGAGGAACTCGAAGCACGACTGAATGCTGTTCTGAATTCTCGTCCTCAACCTTCTCGTCGTATCGATGAAGAAGTTCAAGAAGAAGAGATTATTTCTCGTCCTTCTGCACCTTCTAGTTGGAGTGAAGAGGTAAGCAACTTCCGTTCTAATGTAAGTGCTCCAGCACCTGCTCCTTCTCTTCCTAGTTTCGGTAACGATGAGGAAGATGATGATCTGAGTTACTTTGCTCGTCTCGCTGAGGAAGACTGATAAACTAAAAGAGGGTCTTACGACCCTCTTTTTTATTGGAACATATCTAGATTCAATCGATTATAGGATTCATTTCCTGGACCTTTTAAGTTTGGTTCTGATGGAATTAAATCTTGATGCTTTGCATATTGAATATTCTGATTGTACTCAGTGACAAATTTATCTAGAACATCAGGATAAACTAGATATATATTTCTCTTCTTATCATTATACTCTAATTCATATTCGTAGTTAGTTACTCTTTCAATCAATTGACTCTTTGGTATAAATTCTCCATTAGGTAATCTGTAGGTAAATGATTCTTCTACAATCAATCCTCCAGGAACTATAATATTATTTTTATCATCTTTTATTTGTTTTGTTCTCCAGTATTTGGTTTCGTTCTGTCTTACTCCATACTCCTGTTTAATTTTCTTTTCTAATTCTACTGCTGATAAAGGCCATTGCTCATATACATTTGTTATATCATTTGTGATTAAGATGACCCATTCATAATTTCTAGACCCATAAATATCGTGTGATACTTGATATGGTTTAGCATTTCCAGGTATAGTATACTTTGTGA